ATGAGGTCGCCAGAGACCAAGCTGCCTCTCAAGGCATGACTTTAAAAGAATTAATTAAGTATAAAGGATTAGGTTTTAACAACCCCAAAAAAGCTCATGATTTTTTAGGTGTGCATGTTGGTACTACTAAAGCATCAGCAGATCGTTTTTCTGATCTTAGTTCGTATAAAGGTCTTTCTAAAATGGAAGGGGCTAGAACTTACGAATTAAAATTAAAAACAAACAAACCTTTTCTGGATGGTAAAAAACCTTGGACAGAAAAAAGATTAAATAACTTTTTAGTTAAAGAGATGGATAAAATTAAAGATGGGGCTGTATTTGAAAAAATGCAAATTATACGAAGGCGGCTTGCTGAACAAGGTTTCACTCATGTACCTTACGTAAATGAAGTAGAAGATAAAAATAATATTAGCTATGCTATGTTGGTAGATAGACCTGAAGGAAAGGGTGTAAACAGTTCTGCTGTTATTAGGTATAAAGATGCAGAATTTAATCCTTTAGAAAAGTCTAACAGAAACGCAAAGTTTGCCCAAGGAGGGGTAGCAATGAAAGACCAAATGAGTCTTGCGTTTAATAGAGGTGGTGATACAAAAGAAATAGAACCAGACCTTCTTGATAGAGTAACAGATTTTTTTAGTAGAGAACGTGGACTAGAAAGAAGTGAAAAACTAGAAGATGCTATCCGCTATTACTTAGGCCCATATGCAGGTAGTCTTGGTCAAGCTAACCAACTGCTTAATCCTATTGTAGGACTTCAAGATGCTGGTGAAGCTACTAAAGAAGGTAGATACGTAGATGCTGTTACAGACACAGCAGCAGCAGCATTACCTATTGCAGGGGCATTAGCTGCAAAGCCTTTAGCTAAAAGTGTACAGTCTGGTATAGACGAAGCAGTAGATGCTGTAACAGAAGTAATGACAGGTGGTACTTTTGATAAAGGCAGAAGAAAAGTACTAGGTACAATGGTAGCAGCACCTGTAGCTGTAGCAGCAGGTAGTACTGGAATAGTGGATGAACTTATTGCGCCACTAGCTAAGAAGGTTGCTGGTAGTGGTAGTTTATCTGGATCACTAGCTAAGTTAAAAAGTCTTGATAGTAAAAGAATAGATTTATTTAGAAAACTAAATAAACTTTTTGATAATTTTGAAGATCCTGATTTTATTGACCCTGAAAAACGTTTACCTGAAAATAACATGGCAGGTTATGAGGACGCATCTAAAGAAGTAAGTTCTGTTACTGACCAAATAAACAAAGAATACTATGAAAACACTTTAGATTTAATAACAGAAACAAACTTAAAAAAACTTTCTAAAGAAGAACTAGAAGAACTTTCTGATAAGATGTTTGATGGTATAAATTTTGATTTAGATGGAAACCCTGTAACATCAAAAAGTAATTCACATAGAAGTTATTTTAAAAAAAGTAAAGATATTGTAGAAAAATCTAATGATAAATTTATTCTTATGGCAAAAGAATATGAAAGATTAGGTATAAAGAACGACACTTACTATAACCTTTTACAGACAATTGACGATGAGTTAACAAACTTTGATGACTTACCTCAAGGTGTAAAAGATGCAATAAGTGAGGATGATCTTCTTTACAGAAAAAGTTTTAACAAAGGCGGAACCGCAATGAAAGACCAAATGGAAATGAACTTTGGGGAAGCAGAGACAGTAGACCCAGTGTCAGGTAATGATGTACCCCCCGGCTCTCTACCTGAAGAAGTACGTGATGATATACCTGCACGTCTATCCGAAGGTGAATATGTTGTACCTGCGGATGTTGTTCGTTACTACGGTGTAAAATTCTTTGAGGATTTACGTACTCAAGCAAAAATGGGCTTGCAACAGATGGATGCTGATGGTAGAATAGGCGGTGAACCTATTGAGCCACAGCAAGCAGAAATAACTGATGAGCAACTCAATAGTATTATTGAACAGGCAATGCAACAAGAACAGCCTGTGATGGCTAATGAAGGTGGTGTTGTAGGTTATAAACACGGTGGGTATCATCCCCCTGATTTCTTAGGCATGAGTGTCTTTGGTGATAAGGGTGATAAAGAAGGTACACCGTATGAGTTTTATGATCCTGATGTAGGTGGTTATAAACCAACAACAGGTGACTATGGAACAACAACACCAGAAGCACCTACAGTAACAGCTAATGTTCCAGACCCTGTGTGTCCCCCCGGCCCTAATGGGGAAAGACAAAGATACGATAAGAGCAAAGGTATGTGTGTTCCTGTATCAGAAGGGCCAACTACAGAGCCTGAAGATCCTAAACCTTCAGTGCCTTTTGGTTCTGACTTTAATGACGGTAAAGGTGTATATTGGAATGATCCTAAACAAGTATTAGAATTTGCTAAAACTTTTGATACCGGAATAATTTCAGAAGATGTTAGAACAGGTGCAGGTTTAGCAACTGCATTTATTCCCGGTGCTGCTCCGATTGCTGCATTAGGAGCTTTAGGTGGTAAGATAGATGCAACTCAAGATGTAGCAGGATTAAAAGCTACAAGAATTATTTCTGCGGCATTAGGTCAAACAGAGAATGTAAAACAAATTGATGGAATACTTGAAGACTATGAAAAGAAATTTGGTGATGGTTTTTCAGGGACATTTGGTATAGGTACGGGGTTAAATTATGCTGCTAGTGCTTTAGGTGTTGATAGAAAAGATGTAAAAGATTTTATAGAAATTTATGACAGTAAAGGTAAAAGTGCAAAAGAAAAACTTGCTGCCAAAGAAAAACTTCAAAAATTAATTAATACTTCTAGGGATACAGAAAGACAACGTGCTTTTGAAAAAGCAGAGTATGATAGAAAAGTTGCTGAAGCACAAGCCGCTGCTAATGCACAAGCTGCAAGAGCAAGACAAGCAGCAATAGAGGCAGAAAATAGGAGACAAAGAGGCGACGATGGCCCAGACTTTAGAAGTGGAGATGAAGGTGGTGGTGGATCTAGTAACTTTGGTACATTTACTGGCAGACAAACTGGCAGAGGTTCAGGCCCAACAAAATCAGGTTTGGGCGGAACTGGCCGTGGACGATCTGCTTATCAAGAAGGCGGCTTAGTACAGAAACGAAAGAAGAAGAAGTAACGATAAGGCTACCCAGCTACGGCTGGCCCCAACATAAGGAAACAATATGCCTGAACTACAAACTATGGAAACACCAAAGACTGCAGGGTTCGTAAACCCTAATCACAATAACCGTAATCGTAAACGGATTGAAGAAGACGAAAAGGAAATCCAAGAACTTGAGGGTAAGACCCAAGAGGAAGAAGAAGTAGCAGTAGAGGCTACTGAAGAAGAACCAGAGGTTGAGGATAAAAACCTTAGCCGTGAAGAAAAATCTTTTAAGAAACGTTATGGTGATGTTCGACGTCACATGCAACAGAAAGAAAAAGAGTGGGAAGAAAAGTTTACTGCACTAGAAGCTCGTCTAGGTCAAGAAAACATTCGGCCCCCTAAATCAGATGAAGACATTGAGTCATGGGCAAAAGAATACCCTGATGTAGCCAGCATTGTAGAAACCATTGCTGCTAAAAAAGCTCAAGAGATGTTTAACAAAGCAGAAGATCGTTTGCAAAGACTAGATGCTAAAGAAGCTGAAATGTCACGATCATCTGCAGAGCAAGATATACGTAAGGCTCACCCTGACTTTGATAAACTACGTGAAGCAGATGAGTTTCATGATTGGGTTGATGAGCAACCTAAGTGGGTGCAAGATGCCCTTTATGAAAACTCAGATGATGCAGCTTCAGTAATTCGTGTCATTGATCTATACAAAGTAGACAATGGTATGACAAAGAGTGACTATGCAGCAAAACGTAAAGCTGCTGCTGGTACTGTTAAGAAAGCTTCCAAAGCATCTGTTGATGCAGAGGACACATCTGGCTCATTTAAAGAGTCTGATATTGCTCGTATGTCTGCACAAGAATACGAGAAACAAGAAGAAGCAATAACTAAAGCAATACAATCAGGTAAATTTATTTACGATTTATCTGGTAATGCACGATAATATATACTTGACAAATAGAAATTTGTTAGTATAACTAGGGATTAGTATTCAGAAGCCACCATTAGGTCTACCTTCTGTACTAATCCCCTCATTAAAGCTCAAACAAACTAACTAAGACTACCTGTATTAAGTATAGGCCCGTTTACTCTAAACCGTAAAATTGATCATTTTACTTTAGACCGTAAATGCACCCTAGAAAAGAATCAGCCTCTTCAGATAATGTTTAGCTCAACAAAGCCTAAACTTTATAGGAGGACTTATTATGGCTTTTACAACCGCAACAGGTTATGGGAATCTACCTAATGGTAATTTTAGCCCCGTAATCTATTCGAAAAAAGTACAGCTTGCTTTCCGCAAGAGTACTGTTTGTGGTGATATCACAAACTCTGACTACATGGGTGAAATTTCTGCCCAAGGTGATACTGTTAAAATTATTAAAGAACCAGAAATTTCTGTTTCGCAGTATGCACGTGGTACAAGTGTTACAGCACAAGACCTTGAAGACGAAGACTTCTCTCTTACTATTGACAAAGCTAATTATTTTGCTTTCAAAATGGATGACATTGAAGAGGCTCACAGCCACGTCAACTTTATGGACCTTGCAACTAATCGTGCTGCATACCGTCTTGCTGACAATCATGACCAAGAAGTTCTTGGCTACATGGCTGGTTATGCTCAGTCTGCTAATCACAGTGCTGCTGGCGCATTAAATACCACTGTTAATGGTACTAAAGCAGTATCAACTGCTGGTTCTAACGAACTGCTTTCCTCTATGCAACTGCATAAGGATGACTTTGGCAACATTACTACAAGCTCTGCGGGAACACACTCTATCCCTCTGGCTGCACGTTTGCCCGGTGCTACTGCACTTCCAACTGCTACAGCTTCACCTGCAATGGTTGTTGCTCGTATGGCTCGTTTGCTTGATCAACAGCAAGTTGACAAACAAGGCCGTTGGATTGTAGTTGATCCAGTATTCATGGAAATTCTTGCTGATGAAGATTCACGCTTCATGAATGCAGACTTCGGTGAATCAGGTGGATTGCGTAATGGCTTGACTATTAGCAACTTCCACGGCTTCCGTGTATATTCCTCGTCTAACTTGCCTTCTGTAGGCGATGGACCGGGAACTACTGGTACTGCCAACCAACTGACTAACTTTGGTGTTATCGTAGCTGGTCATGATTCTGCTGTAGCAACTGCCGAGCAGATTAACAAAACAGAAACATATCGTGACCCTGACAGCTTTGCTGACATTGTTCGTGGTATGCATCTATACGGTCGTAAGATTCTTCGTCCTGAAGCAATCGTTACAGCCCGTTATAACGCAGCTTAAGGGAGTAATATAATATGGCTACTTATGACATGACTTCCAGTGATACTGCTGGCGTTGGGGCAAATGTTCTTGCTGTTCCAACCAATGTTGGTAACACTGTACGGACTATTGAAGCAATCCTAGATATTGATGCAATGGTTGCCGCTGGTTACTCTGGCGCAAATGGGGATATCTTTCAACTTCTAGAAATCCCTGCTGAATCAGTTATTGTTGCTGCTGGTGCAGAAATCATGAAGCCTTTTACAGCTTCTTGTACTGCAGATATTGACTTCGCTGGTGGCGATGACATTATTGACGGTGCTGACTTGACTGCTGCTGCCGGTACATACCTTGCAAAAGGTACTAACGGTGAAGCTAACGTTGTCAATACAGGCGCAGCTTCTACGTTTGCTGCTGCTGCTCTGGCATGTGTTGGTGCTGCTGATACCATTGATGTTCTTATTGCTGGTGCTGCACCTGCTACTGGACGCCTTCGGGTATATGCAGTAGTTGCAGATGTTTCGGCTGCAAAAACTGAGGCCGCTGTTGCTCAACGTGACCTCATTTAATAAAACTATATACTTTGGGGCTGGCTATATGCTGGCCCCATTGGTGCATCAAGTTTATGAAACTAAAAATTCTTGGGGCAAAAACCTATTTAGGAATTACAATGGCTCTTACTTTTCTTTCATTAACTAATAGTGTTATCACTCGTATGAACGAAGTGGAGCTAACTTCTAGTAACTTTACAAGTTCTAGAGGTGTACAAACTCAATGTAAAAATGCAGTTAATGAAGCAATAAGATATATTAATCAACGAGAATTTGGCTATTCTTTTAACCATTCTACAAACTCGTCTACTCTTGTAGCAGGTCAAACAAGATATTCTTTACCTACAAATACTAAGTCTATAGATTATAGCACTGCTAGGATTAAAAAAGATAGTGATTTAAATGTATCAGGTAATAGCCTTACCACACTTAATTATAATGAGTATATTAAAAACGGACTAGCTGATCAAGAAGATGACGTAGTAGCAACTACTCTCAACGGATCACACTCTGACAGTGTAGCTACACTAACACTTGCATCTACAACAGGGCTTGACTCTACAGGTACAGTACATATTGGTGGAGAGCAGGTAACATACACAGGTGTATCTGGCAATGATATTACAGGTTGTACACGTGGTGCAAATAGTACTACTGCAGCTACACATGCTGATGGAGTTGCCGTAACACAGTTTGAAGATGGTGGTGTACCTAGAAGTATTGTACGTACACCTGATAATAATTACCTTCTACACCCTTATCCAGATAAAGCATACACATTAAATTTTGACTACTTTACCTTCCCTTCTGATTTGTCTGCACACGGAGATACAACAACTATTCCTGACAGATTTGCACCAGTAATTGTAGACGGTGCTACTGCATATGTGTATCAGTATCGTGGAGAGTTAAATCAATATCAATTAAACTTTGAACGTTTTGAGCAAGGCATTAAAAATATGCAAAGCTTGTTAATTAATAAATTTGAATATGTTAGATCAACTATAGTGTTAAGACCACGTGGTTCTGCTAACTTTATGTCTGGTGTTATTTAATGCCTGATAGCTCTCAAGTACAACCAGTTGCATTTAACTGTGAGGGCGGTTTAGTTTTAAACCGTTCTAACTTTATTATGCAGCCGGGAGAGGCACTACAACTAGAAAACTTTGAGCCTGACATTTCAGGTGGCTACA